CCAACAGGCAATTCGTTGATGTCAAAAGATTCAGATAAAAAAGCCATGATTTACTCCTTGGGGATGATTTTGAAAGATGGACGGCCAGGCTTGGCCGTGATTGCACCAGCCAGAGGCCCGGTGATGGTTTCATCGGCTGCTTTCCAGACCGACATGTTGATCTCCGGCTTCCACCGGAAAAGTGTTGCAAGGTGATCGCTCAGTCCGGCTTCAGTGGCAAGCATTTGCAGCTTCTCGGAATCGACCTTGCGGTCAATGCGTCCCTCGATCTTGATCTCAAACCCTGCTGCACCAACGGTCTCGGTGCTGTCAAGTTGGTCTGATATACGTGCCAACTTCTTGATGTGGTCCTCAATATCTCGGCGATCTTCTGTCGCATCTTTTTCTTCCTGTTTTGCTCTGAGCCACATCTGGGCCAACTCGGCCATGTCGGTGGTTTCAATCATTTGATCTCCCGCGCTCTCAGCATGGCGTCAGCACAATCGTAAGATTCAACAGCTACTTCATTCCACAATTCATACAAACAAGCAGGACTTTCTTTAGACATTTCTTGAAAATGTTTGTCCAAAATAAGTGACTGCATCGCCTTGGCCGCAAAGTAATCTCTCAGCGTCATACCCTCGTGCCCGTTGTAGCCAACTGGAAAGGCTTGGTCGTTCTTTTTCATGCTCGTCCCCCAATCTTGTTAATGATTGCACCCAAATCTGGTGCTTCCCAAGCCTCCAGCTTGCCCGAGCGATCTTTGGCCAGCCACAGGCCATCGCTGTCGCACATCAAGGCACGTTGCGTCACGCCCTCGGCATCACGCTCAACACGCAGCGCCAGCACTTCATCAAAGAAGTAAGGCAGACCTTGCGTCAAGCTCTTGCCGGGCATCCCAGGGTTGTAAAGCATCTTGCCCATCTCATCGGTGGATTTCTCCAGCTTGGCGCTCATGTAGACATGCTTGCCCGGCAAATCACGAAAGGCCCGAATCAGCTCTTGCATGGTGGTGTTCATCTCACCATAAGCTGCACGCCCGTCCTTGGACTTCTTCATCTCATGGGCCAGCACCACCTCTGCCACCTCGCTGATTGAGTCAAGCGCCACAGACTCAAAGCCCGATGCCTCCTTGCTGTCTCTGCACCATGTGAAAGCCTCGCGCAGATCGTCCATGCTGGTGATCTCAATGTAAGGCAGGTCAGCGTCCTGAATGGACAACAAACCACCCTCGGCAGACAATACGATCACATTGGGCAGCGTCTTGACCAAAGTGGTCTTGCCTGCACCAGCTTGCCCGTAGACAAGCAACTTCACCCCATTGGCGGTTAAACCGCCAGTCGATTTCAAATTGATAGCCATCTGGCTCTCCTTCTTTTGCACCACTGTCAGGGAATCTGTTTGTGGTGTAGCAATATTGTAGCGTATGATTCGCACATCACAACAATTTTTTCAAACAAGGACAAAAACATGATGACGCTCGAACAAATACGCCAAGCACTTTCAGACCGAATGCCCATTAGGGTGGCAGAGGCCACAGGCCTGCACTACAACACCATTCGGCAAGTGCGTGACAACCCTAGCGCCAACCCAACGCACAAGGTCTTGCAGGCTTTGTCGGACTATTTAGAGAGCCGGAAGGTAACTCATGGCTGACCTCTCAAACGTATTTGGCGGTCCCTGGTCGCCACCACCAGAAAAACTGGTTGCATCCCCTGAAGCCCAGCTAATTGATGCCATCCGCGCCGCTGGCCTTGAGCCACCAGATCACATTGATATGGACGGCAAGATTCATCGCTTTAAATCTGGCACAAAAGGCAAGCCCGGCATTGACAAGCCGGGTTGGTATTTGGTGTTTGGTGATGGCATCCCAGCGGGCCGATTCGGCTGCTGGAGGGCAGGCATCGAGGCCACTTTCAGGGCAGACGTTGGCCGCAAGCTCACGCACACCGAAGAAATGGTGCATGTCAAGCGCCTCGCCGAGTCCAAAGCCGTGCGAGATGCAGAGATCATTCGCCAGCACCAAGTCGCCAGCGAGACAGTTGAGCAAATCTGGGCAACAGCCAACCCGGCCAGCCCCGAGCACCCCTACCTGTCCAACAAGGGCATTGGTGTGCATGGCGCACGCATTACGGGTGACGGTCGCCTGATGGTGCCTTTGTACGATCAGGACGGCAGCTTAAGCACCCTCCAGTACATTGCACACGATGGCGGCAAGCTCTACCACCCCGGTGGCCAGACTGGTGGCAAGTTCTGGCAGCTAGGCTCACTGGATGAGCCTGGGCCGCTTTATGTGGCCGAAGGCTTTGCCACCGCTGCAACCATCCACGAGATCACCAATCGCCCCGTGATCGTGGCCTACAGCGCCAGCAACCTTGTCCCTGTCACAGGCAAGCTGCGCGAGATGCACGGCCCAACCCAAGAAATCGTGATCGTCGCCGACAATGACGCCTCTGGTGTTGGCCAACGCTACGCCGAGCAGGCCAGTGCCAAGTACGGCGCACGCACAGTGGTTCCACCAGTCCAAGGCGATGCCAACGATTATGTGAAGTCTGGCAACGACTTAGCCAGCCTTCTTGCGCCAACACATGATGATTGGCTGATCCCCGCTGATGAGTTCTCGGCCCAGCCCAGCCCCATCTCATGGTTGGTCAAGCGCTGGATTCAGGACCAAGCCCTTGTCATGGTCCACGGCCCCTCCGGTGGCGGTAAGACATTCGTGGTGCTCGACTGGTGCCTGCGCATTGCCAGCAGCACCCCCGACTGGTGCGGCAACAAAGTTCGCCCCGGCCATGTGGTCTACCTGGCTGGTGAGGGCCACCACGGCCTCAAAGGCCGAATCGCCGCTTGGAAGCACCACCACAAATCGGGCAAGCTGAACATGTGGCTCTCCAAGCACGGCTGTGACCTGAACACCCCCGCTGGCTACCTCAAGGTGCTTGAGCACATCCGAATGCTGCCCGAAACCCCCAAGGTCGTGGTGGTCGATACCCTGCACCGTTTCCTTGCAGGCGATGAGAACAGCGCCCAAGACGCCAAGACCATGCTGGACGCCTGTGGCAACTTAATGATGGAGTTCAACTGCACCGTCATTCTTGTTCACCACACAGGCGTCTCAGACGAGGCCCAGCACCGCGCCCGAGGCTCAAGTGCCTGGCGAGGCGCACTGGACATCGAGATAAGCGTCATCCCCGGCAAAGACAACCAGCCCATGCAATTGGTCCAGCGCAAGTCCAAAGACGCCGAAATGGCCAAGCCAATCCACCTCAACCTCCAACAAGTCACCATCCCAGGCTGGTACGACGAGGACAACCAACCCGTCACCAGCGCCATCACCACCCAAGCCGAAGCCCCAGCCGCACCCACAAAGAAAGACTCCAAGATCGATGGCCACCGCAAGACTTGGGAAAACGCTTGGTGGGCATCCGGCGCAGAGGTCAGGGATGAGATGCCCTACCTCAGTCGTTCAGCCCTCAAGGATAAACTGGCCCAAGACGGTAACGCCGAGCGCACCGTGCGCAACATGATCAACCCGTCCTATAACGACAAATTGATCGGTGCTCTGCTCCAGGCTGACATGATCCAAAACACGGAACATGGGTGGATCATGGTCGATGAAGTGCAGGCCAGTACCATGATGTTGCGTAAAAACGACTGTGGATAACCTGTGGATAACTTTTAAATAGTTGACCCTAAATGACCCTAGGGTCAAAGTCAGGGTTAGGGTCAAAAAGGGGCAAAACAGCGCCAAAGTTGACCCTCCCTGACCCCCAACCCTTTAGGGTTGGGGTCAAGGGTCAAGGCGTTGCAGGGGTTTTTGGGGTTGCTGAGTTTTTTGGACTCAGCCTGTGGATAACTTTTTAATGTGGTGACTTTCTTGGTCGCCTACTTTTTGAGAGATGGTGATGGCAGGCAAAGCAACTCCAACAGTTAAGTATTTCCAGCGCACCCTTGGCGATGCTGAACGCGCAATCCTCCTGGCGGCAGGCAGTGGTGATATCTCGGCTGGCTTCTTGGAAGTCATTGATACCTATCGGCATTTCTACAATCTTGGATTGCGGCCCGATACGTCTCTTGAGAGCGTTGTCCTTGTCATCCCACAGGCTCGGGATGATGGTGTCTTGTAGGCCCGATTTAAGGCCTTGGCGAGGCATTGGCGATGGTGAGATGGGTGGATGTTTTAAAGATGAATTGTTTAATGAGAATCATTCTCAATTGGCGATGGACCCCCGGAAATGGACCCTCCACCCCTTTCTCTCATTTCTTTCCCGGATTCCCCCCCAGTTTCCCCAGCCGACCCCAGTTATCCACACCCCGAATCCAAAACTTATCCACAGATTGCGGTGCATAACCCTGCGCTGTTGTAGTTAGTATTCCTTTTTCTGTGCACAACTCAGGATCGACTTTACATAATGGACGTTGTAGGAAGTGGAAACGGGAAAACGCTAGGATTTTGGACTTTTTGACGGGGGGGAGGGGGTCGGCATTGGCGGTCAATATTGTTGCACCCCCCTCCCCTCCGAAAAAGGTAAAATGCCGCAAACTTCCCAAGAGGACAAAAGTGAAAAAAAAGCAAAGTGCAGTGCAGATGACGATCCAGAGGTACGCAGAGAACCCGCCTGCGATCCTGCCCAAGACGGATCACCAACGCATCAAGGAACTGAAAGAGCTGATGATCAGGTCTGGCGGCAAGGATGTCGCGGAGAAGGTGATCCAGATTGCGCTTAATGATGAGCACCCTGGTCAGATGGCGGCGCTGAAGATGTGCATGGACAGGACGCTGCCGATCGGTATGTTCGAGAAGGACAAGAACCAGCGCAGCGCCATCACGATCAACATCACGGGTCTAGGCGAAGCGCCAACGGTCATAGACGCGGGAGACGGTTACAACGTCGGAGACATTACAGATGTCTGACCTGAACTTCTCTCTACTGCCTTGGCAACAAACGGTCTACGCAGACCAGACCCGGTTCAAGGTCATCGCTGCCGGGCGGCGCTGTGGGAAGTCGAGACTCGCCGCGACGACTCTGATCATCGAGGCGCTCAAGTGCCCACCGGGCAGTGCTGTTCTGTACGTCAGCCCGACGATGGGGCAGTCTAGGCAGATCATCTGGGACTTGCTGCTGGACCTGGGCCGCGAGGTGATCCAAAGCAGTCATGTGAACAACTTGGACATCACGATGGTCAACGGGGCGCGTATCTACGTCAGGGGCGCAGACCGACCGGACACGCTGCGAGGCGTCTCCTTAACCTACGCAGTGCTGGACGAGGTGGCCGACATCAAGCCAGAGGCATGGGAGCAGGTTATCAGGGCCAGCTTGTCAGACAGGAAGGGCCGAGGGATGTTCATCGGCACGCCAAAAGGGCGCAACTGGTTTCACGACCTGTGGAAGCTGGGGCAGGAGGAAAAGGACAGCGACTGGAAGAGCTGGCACTTCACCACGCGGGACAACCCGCTGATTGACCCGACCGAGATTGAGTCGGCGAAGAAGACCTTATCTACGTTTGCGTTCAAGCAGGAATACCTGGCCAGCTTCAGCAATGCGGGCGCGGATGTGTTCAAAGAGGAGTGGATTAAGTACGGGGAGGAGCCGGACTACGGCAGTTACTTTGTCGCGGTGGACTTGGCCGGGTTCGAGGAAGTGGCCAAGCAGGCGGCGAACAGTAAGAAGCGGCTGGACGAGTCGGCGATAGCGGTGGTTAAGGTGACGGACGACGGCAAGTGGTTCGTGAAAGAGATCGAGCACGGACGTTGGGACATCCGCGAGACGGCGGCCAAGATACTGATGAAGATGCGCGATTACAGGCCGCTGAGCATTGGGATCGAAAGAGGGGCGCTCAAGAACGCGGTTTTGCCGTATTTGTCAGACCTGATGCGGAAGAACAACGTGTACAGTCACATCGTGGATTTGACGCATGGCAACCGGAAGAAGACCGACCGGGTGATTTGGTCTTTGCAGGGGCGGTTTGAACACGGTAGAATCGTCCTGAACAGCGAAGAGAACTGGGACACGTTTGTGGACCAGCTCTTGATGTTTCCGTCGCAAGGCGTCCATGACGATTTGCCGGATGCGCTGTCGTACATCGACCAGTTGGCCGTCACCAGCTATTTTGAAGACGCGGATGACGAGGACTGGCAGCCGATGGATGTAATATCGGGGGTATAGCCACCGACATAGGGGTCAAAATGGATCAAAATGAGTTCGACGAGCCGACAGAGAACGACAAAGAGCTGACGGCCTTTGTCGTTGACCATTGCGACCGCTGGCGCGACTACCGCAACACCAACTTTCTGGACGACTACCTCGAATACGAGCGAATTTTCCGGGGTGAGTGGGCGGCAGAAGACAAAACACGGGATTCTGAGCGTTCAAGGATCGTGACCCCGGCCACCCAGCAGGCGGTGGAGACCCGGCACGCGGAGATCATGGAAGCGATCTTCGGCCAGGGCGAGTTTTTCGACATCGAAGACGACCTGAAAGACGTAAACGGCAACCCGTTGGACGTTGAGATGCTCAAAGCGCAGCTCATGGAGGACTTCAAGCAGGACAAGATCAGAAAAGCGATAGATCAGATCGAGCTGATGGCCGAAATCTACGGCACGGGCATCGGCGAGATCGTTGTCAAGACCGAGAAGATCTTCGAGCCTGCAACGCAGGCGATTCCAGGGCAAATGGGCCAAGCGGCCATCGGTGTGGTCGAGAAAAGCCGGATTGCGGTCAAGATCATGCCCGTCAACCCCAAGAATTTCCTGTTTGACCCCAACGGAACGTCTGTGGACGACTGCATGGGCGTGGCGATTGAGTCGTATGTGGGTATCCACAAGATCGTCGAAGGCATCGAGAAGGGCATCTACCGCAAGGTGAACATCACCCCAACGTATGAGGACACCGATCTGGAGCCGACGCAGGAGATGAGCCAGTACCGCGACGAAAAAGTGCTGTTGTTGAAGTACTACGGCCTGGTGCCCCGCGAATACCTGACGCCAAAAGACGAAGACGTTGCGGTTTTGTTCCCCGACGACTCGGCTGCCGAGGACTATTCGGACATGGTGGAGGCGATTGTCGTGATCGCCAACGGCGGCCTGCTGCTGAAAGCGGAAGAAAACCCGTACATGATGAAGGACCGCCCGGTCATCAGCTACCAAGATGACACGGTGCCCAACCGATTGCTCGGTCGTGGCACGGTGGAGAAGTCCTACAACATGCAAAAGGCGATTGACGCCCAGGTCAGATCACACTTAGACAGCTTGGCGCTGACGACCAGCCCCATGATGGGCATGGACGCCACCCGCCTGCCACGCGGCGCACGGTTTGAGGTCAAGCCGGGCAAGGCGTTCATGGTCAACGGCAACCCGGCGGAGATTCTGTACCCGTTCAAGTTCGGTGAGACCAGTCTGAACAACCTGAACACGGCCAAAGAGTTTGAGCGCATGTTGTTGCAGGCCACGGGCACGCTGGACAGCCAGGGCATGGTGAGCCAAGGCAACCGCGACGGCGCGGGCATGAGCATGGCGGTGGCCACCATCATCAAGAAGTACAAGCGCACGCTGGTGAACTTCCAAGAAGACTTCCTGATCCCGTTCATCCAAAAAGCGGCGTTCAGGTACATGCAGTTCGACCCCGAGCGTTACCCGAGCGTGGACATGCGCTTCTTGCCGACGGCAACGCTGGGCATCATCGCCCGCGAGTACGAGCAGCAGCAGTTCATTGGTCTGTTGCAAACATTGGGGCCAAACACCCCGGTGCTGCCGCTGATCTTGAAGGGCATCTTGAACAACTCCAGCCTGACCAACCGCTACGAGTTGATGTCAGCACTCGACCAGATGAGCCAGCCCGATCCAAAGGCGCAGCAAATGCAAGAGGCGCAGCAGCAACTGGCGATGCAAGCAGCGCAGGCACAGATCGCGGTCAACACCACGCAGGCCGAGCAGAACCGGGCAGAGGCGACCAAGCTGATGACCGAGGCGCAACTGATGCCGCAAGAGGTCCAGGCCAAGGTGATCGCATCGACCACCAAGAACCTGCCAGCGGGCAACGAGTCCAACGAGTTTGACAAGCGGGTTAAGATCGCGGAGCTGATGCTCAAGGAAGCGGACATCAAGAACAAGAGCAAGATTGTTGAGTTGCAGATGAACAATGCAAAGAACAATGTTGTGGACGCGGAAAATGACTTCCTCGAAACTTTGAACATGGAGCTTACAAATGGCAATCGATAAAATTTTCAATAACTCAAACATTGACGATTTGGCGGACAAT